CCTTATAGCTCAGTTGGTAGAGCACCTGATTTGTAATCAGGGGGTCGGGAGTTCGAGTCTCTCTGGGGGCACCAAAATCATCCAACAAATTCAAAGAACTAGCGCAATGCGCTAACGCACTGGCTTAAAAAGTCATGCGCCATCGATTATCCCGGATTTACTAGGTTTTCCTAAGATTCACCGGCATTAGCGGGGATTCGGTGGAACATGGATGGCGCATGATCCATTTAGATTCTTGCCCGACCGGCTACTCAATCCAAAACTGGATGCAATGACCGGTCGGGCATTTCGTCTCCTCGTGTTGTGGTCTGCCCTTAAAAGTAAGGGCAGTTCCCGGCTGGTGAGGCCGGATTGATGGCGATCCCGGCAGGATTCGAACCTGCGACCTACGGCTTAGAAGGCCGGTGCTCTATCCAACTGAGCTACGGGACCAGATTCGTTAGGACGGTCGGCTGTTAAGCCGAAGCTCGATAAGCTCTTTCTCAAATTCGTCATGTACCTTGTCGAGCTCACCGGCCTTGTCGGCCAGAATGCGAATGAGATACGGGGAAGCGCGCCGGAATAGATCCTCATCGTTCATGTCGACATACAACAGCGTGTCTGCCAAGGCGCGCACTTCTGAAATGCCATTGCTCAGGTCGTAGAACACCGTGCCTTTAGGTAAAGCGGTATCGTTCGCGCGTTCGCACGTCATGGCGGTCTCTCCTCGATAACTGACTGTTAACCCTGATTTGGCTTCACAGTTGCACCCAAATCGTCAACATATTATGTTGATACACAAGACGCATTTCCGCGTCAACAGAAAATGTTGATAGAATGACACCTGCACAATGTAGAGCCGCCCGCGCCCTTCTTGATTGGCGCCAGCCCGAGCTTGCAAAAGCCGCGGGTCTCGGCCTTTCCACGGTCGTGGATTATGAAAAAGAGCGGAGAAAGGTATCTGAAGAAGCCATCACCGCGATTGAAAAAGCCTTGGAAAAGGCCGGCATCGAATTTTTCGGTGAAACGGGCGTCGGGATGATTGTGAGGGACTAGCAGCCCTTGCCCGTCTTCTAGCGCCGATCTACATTACCCCCGTTCTCCGGGGGTAAATATGAAGTACGCAATCCTTTTAGCCATCCTGTTTTCGACCAGCACCGCACAGGCTGGCGGACCCACAAAAGACGAGTTGTGTGCCGGATGGGGAAAGTTGGCTGCCAAAGCAATGGAATTGCGCCAGATGGACGCCCCCATGAGCGATCTGATGAAAGATGCGGATAATAAGGAAATCGCCGAAGCTCAGCGCGCTGTGATTGTCGCCGCTTACAACGAGCCTTCCTTCATGTCTAAGGAAGGGAAGCAGAAGGCCGTCGATACCTTCCGCAACAAGATTGAGCTCGATTGTTACAAGGCCAACTAGCCCGCGCAAAGATTCAGATGCCTAAAATTTTTCGCAGTTCATGATTGACGGGCAAATCCATATCTATAAATGGAAATGCAAACTTAGTCCCTAATACATCACTCCTCATTTCTGAAAGCTAAATGGATGTCTTTCGCTGAATCGGTGACAAAGAATACTTCCTTAACCTCCGCTATTGGAGATGATGATGCTTACCTAGTTTCAGCGATAGGCCTCTATACGGAACAAGCCGACCTAACTTCCCTTGCTGCGGAAGGCCTTACTGACGGTTCAAATGACAAGAAAATTGATTTCATCTACCTTGATCGCGACGGCCGAAGAATTGTTCTCGCACAAGGATACATGTCAAAGAAAAAGAATGATTCCGCACCTGCGAATAAGGCCTCTGATCTCAACACAGCTTGTGCTTGGATTATTTCAGGCGATATAAGCTTAGTGCCCGAAAAGTTACGAGGAATTGTGCTCGATTGTAGGGCAGCAATTAGCGAAGGCGAAATTGACTATATAGATCTCTTGTACGTCCATAATCTTCCAGAATCGATTAACGTAGCGCGAGAACTCCAGACAGTAGAAGAACACCTTCGTACAGCTCTCAGTGGCAACAGGCTATTGATCCGAGCGATAGAACTTGGTTCATCTAAAATAGAACATTTATTTTCCGCTCACGACTCACATATTGCTATTACTGAAGAAGTCCTAGTGCCCCGTGCGATACAAGTAAGCGAGGCGGGTGGCAAGTGGAAAGCCGCAGTGACGTCTGTACCTGGTCAATGGTTGCATATGCTCTATTTGAAGTATGGTGAAAAACTATACAGTGCAAATTATCGTGGCTTTCTTGGGGCTGATGGGCGGAAAAGGGTTAACAGCGGGATTCGCGAGACCATTGAGAAAAATCCAAAAGATTTTTGGGCATTCAACAACGGCGTTACTATTCTCACCCAAGCGATAGGGGAAGCCCGCAAGGGAGCGAACACTCCGCTTCAGGGTATTTCTATCATAAACGGTGCACAAACATCGGGCACGATTGGATCGACCGATGCTTTGCGCTTCGATCTTTCTGACCTAAATGTCCTCTGTCGTATAATCGAGTGTTCTGATCAAGACACGATTGAAGACATCGTAAGGTTTAATAATACGCAGAACGCAATTACAACTTGGGATCGCTTCAGTAATGATCAAGATCAAAAAAGAATATCGGATGAGTTTGACGAACTAGGTTACTTTTATAACAGAAAAAGGGGCTTCTCTGGAAACGGTGATCAGATCGGAATTGAACAAGTTCTGCAGCCATTGCTTGCTTTTCATGGAAGACCGGCCGATGCCGTAAGGGGAAAAAATCAGCTGTTTCTTCAAACCCCCATTTATAGAAATGCTTTTGAAAACAAAAAGGCTAGGCATATACTTTTTGTCTACGCACTTTCGCGAGCAATTGACGAAAAAAGATTAAGTTTAAAGTTGAAGGCTTCGAATGAAAAGCTCATTGATATTGAGCAGAAGCAACTCGATTTGCTTAAAAACCTCAACTTCAAACCTTTTCTAGTATGCGTAATAGCGAACTCGCTCGACGTTATTATTGGTCGACCTGTGGACGTCTTAACGGTCGGGTTCAAATCTGACTACGCCAAATCGAGCCAACTAACAGAATTGGCCGCTCGTTGGTTGCCCGTGGTAGAAGCAATACTTCCACTTCTGACGACGAAAGCAAAGCCTGACACCTTCTTTAAATCTCTAACTGCAGAAGGCACATACCTTGCTGAGATAAAAGATACTATTGATGCAATGCTTGTTACTACCGGAGCAACGGAGCGATTCAAGAGCTTTGCAGAAATTGTTTCGACATCGTGAGGGCGCCCGAAGGCGCCCTTCTTACTTCATACCATTCCCCGGGTTCTGGCCTTCCGGCCATCCCGCGCGAAGCGCTGCGCCCCCGCTTTGTCATATGCGGCGAGTCCCTGCCTGACACCATCTCGAACAAGCCCGCGAACGTGATCGTCGCCGCTCGCCCCTGTTACGTTTATGTTGATCACAGGTGCACTGTTGACCGTATTGTTGTTGGTGTTCTGCACCATTCTCGAAAGGTCGGGCATGCGCGGGGCCGATAGTGAAGGCATGCCTCTTGCAAAAGCGGGCAGCCGATCGTCGTTGATTGCTTCAAGTAGAGGTCTATATTTCGCTGTCGATCGGGCATTGGTGATGAATTCCCTGTTAGAAATTCGAGCCAATATGCTGTCACTGGTACCCGAACCCGGTCCTCGCACCATGCCAGGGCGAACCCGAGACGGCGTTCCGCTGGCGAATTTCGGCAATCCACCATTCTGAAAACGCAGACCCGCCCACGGGTCTGATTTCCCGCCGCCGAATACACTGCCGAATATCCCTCCGATGCCACCGCCACCAAACAATGCGTCAAGGCCTGAATTCAAAAAGCGGTCAGCCAAACCTTTGAGCGCGTTGGACAGTACATCGGACGCTTTGGCTCCCTCTAGCAAGCCATCGACCAGCGTACCGGCGAAGTCTCGCCCGGCGTCGTTCAGCTCTTGTAGGGCTTCTTTCTGACGTTCGTGCGCTTCATTCGCCCGATAGGTGCTTTCGACAAGAGATACGATCTTCTGCTTTTCGGCTTCTGTGGCCGCTGCACCAGCATGGCGAAGCGCAATCATCTGCTCTTTCTGAACAACCGTCTTGCCTACAAGGCTGGCTTCGAACTCCAGCTCTTTTATCAAGTCGGTGACGGCTTTGCGCTCACGCTCGGCCTGTTTTGCCGCCTTCTCACGGGCCTTTTCGGCGTCGGATTTGCCAGATGTTGGGGCGGCGAGAGGCTTGTAGGCTGGCTCAATGACGATAGTGTCGAGCTTCGTTGCCGTCAGTTCATCTTTGCGGGTCTGGAGCCGTGACATCTGCGCATCAAGCGCCTGAAGCTCTGTCGAAGCGTCCTTGCCAATGATTCCGAGAATTGAATCTTCAGTAGTGCCCTTCTGGGCAAGCAACTGTTCACGGCGCTTTGTCAGCGTGTCCAGTTCAGCATTAATTCCTGATAGAGACTTGCTTTCCAAATCGCGCCAAGATGACAGGAACCCCTGCAATGCCGTCGCAGCTTCAACGATAGCGCCCTTCACGCCCGTGCTCATTGTTGTGGCAAGGCGGTTAAAGGACCGATCGATCTCGGCGGATTTTTCAATCCATTCCTTATCAAAGACGACACCCATAGCGTCGGCTTCTTTAAGGGTAGCCGCTATTCCTTCCCGGCCTTGCTCGATCAACTGGACGAACTGTTCGCCTCCCTGCCCGCCGAACAACTCGTCGAAGATCTGAATGCCCTTCGCCGTATTTTTCAGGCGCTGCACGCGGTCGATAAGTTCGAGCATGAACTTCGACGGATCTTTGATACGCTCTTGCACTTCCTGCGGGGAAAGGCCCAATTGCCGGAATGCATCGGCCGCGCTGCCTGACTTGCCTGCGGTCGTGACGTATTCACTGCCACGCAGGTTCAGTTCTTTGAGGCCATCAACCATTGCGTCGATGCCTATGCGGTTCTGGTCAGCGACGTACCGCCACCGTTGGAAATCCTCGACGTTTACACCCGCCATTTTGGCTTCACGTCCAAGGTCAGCGAAGGACTTGGCGACATTCTGGATAGCGCCAGCAATACCACCGACGCCCAGTGCGCCCAGACCAGCAAGGAAGCCCTTGCCGAAGTTTGCCGCGAGGTCGGAAAACTGCTTGTCCAGCCTCACGACCATTGTTTTCGCGCGCTTTTCGACGCGGCCCATCTGCTTGTCGCTGACGTCGGCGCCGCGCTTCATGGCCTTCTCAAGTTTGTCGATACGCGCGACGACATCGACCATCAATTTACGGGATTCGTTGTTAGCCATATCGGCTCCTAAGCTGAGAAAAATTCGTAATTTTCCGGCGCGTCGTCATAGGACGATCGGCCAGATGCGCCTTGCTCGGCTCTAGCGGTGCTCATGATGGCGGCCACGCAAGGGTCGATGCGGTCGGCAGACTTGTTTTTGGCTGGACGTCGGTTGTCGTTCTGGTCACGCATCATGACCGTATTGCCGACGGCCCAGCGCAACAGCGGCGAATCGTGAACAAGACGGCGGTTTAGGAATAGGTCTTCAAACGTGTCGACCGGCTTTGCGAAGTTCATCAAGGTTTGGGGGAACTCAGAAACCGGGAACCCGCTTGCCTCCAAGTTCTCCATCATTTCACGTGCCAATGCCCGGTCAAAAACGCACTCCTGAACGTCGAAGATTTCACAGAGATAGCGAATGTAATCCTCGACAATGAGCCGGTCGACGATGTCACCTGGACATGACTTCAGCCATCCTTGCTCCACCCAAAGCGGATAAGGCGCGGAATCATTATCGGCCCGCTTGCGCAACTGGCTCTCAGGGGTGAACCCCATGCAGTGGATTGCAAATTTGTCGTCGTCCAGTTCGATAGTTGCCGTCACCGCCGTGAGGTCGATACGCTTGGACAAGTCTGCGGCAATCCAGGCCTTGCGGCCTCGCAGTATTTCTAAGTCTACTTCGCCGTGCCCTTCGTCCCATATCGCCAGATCCCATTCAGGATTGGCGGCGCCGTCAAGCCATACCGACAAGTGAAGGCGTTTGAAGCTTTCGCGTTCGCTCGGGCTATGTTCGCACTTCTCAATATAACGCCGCAGCTTCCGGATATTCGGATACCCGTGTCGCAAGCCCGGGTTGGTGGCGAATAGCCATTCCTCGTCTCTGAAATCGACGTCACGCGGTGCCTCAAACAAGATGGGCAGGAAGGTTTCATCATGAATCCTGCCATCGACAATTTTCCGCGCGTGATCATATTTCGCATAGAACGGCCCGAGCTGGCCGATGCCTGCAGTCGACGCAGAAAGAAGTAGGGTATTCTGCCCCTTATTGAGCGTCGTTTCGGCCGCTTCAATAAGGTCGAATTTAGTTTCGCAGTGACCTTCATCCCAAAACACCACGACGTCAGAGCGACCGTGCGCAGACTTGGCGTCGGACGAAAGCGCCTCATAGACAATGTTGTGCTTGGTGTATGTGATGCGCTTGGCGCTATCTTGAATATGCACCGCTTCTGTGATGCGCGGCGTCGCCCGGCATATCCCGGCCATTTCGCGAAACGTCAAGCCAGCCTGATCGCGGGCATTGGCAATGCTGCTGACCGAAGACATGGGAACACGTTCCGGCCCGATCAGATGAAGCATGAGGCAGGCAGCCATAAGACTTGTCTTGCGGTTGCCGCGCCCCACCATCAGGAAAAGCTCTTGAATTTTCCGCGTACCGTCCTCGGCGGTATCGCCATAAATCTTGCGAACGATGCGTTCCTGCCACGGATCAAGCACGAACGCCCGTCCCGGCAGATTTGATTTTGGATGCTTTAGAGCACGGATGAATTTGACGGCAGCTTCGCCCTTGCCTTGAGGATCGGGAATCGGGCTGTCGTCAAATATCCACGCCAAATTCGGAAGCTTCTCCGTCACCCGGCGCGCCTCCTTTATTCTTGGTGCGCGAAGCTGGCGTCAGACCTAGCTCGGCAGCTAGGCGGCGAGCCGCTTCAATGTTTTCTTTGAGAATGGTGGTTTCAGGCCGACGCTTTGGTCCACTGTCCGACTCGAAGGTCAGGCCGTACTTTTGAAGTGCTTCTTCGGCTTCACGGGTTCGCGCCACGGCAAGGCAGTAGGCTTCCACCGTGCTGAGCTCATGGGCGGCAATCTTGCGGTCAGCGACAAGTTGCGGAAGAACTCGCCGCCATTCAGCCTTGGCGTGCTTCGGCAGCCAGGCAGGGGCAGAAGGAACCTTGCTAAGCGCACCGTCCACCGCCTTGACTTCAGCCTTGCGTCCCTTCATGCGCCCGGCCTCGCTTTACAGCGCAGTTCCCAGCCGCGGTTACGGCCAATCGGCTTGAGTTCCACAATGTCGAACCCTTGCCCGTCATAAACAACGCGTACCAGTGTATTGAGGTCTGAGCGGTATCGTGTGCGGAAGATGATGGCCGTCTCCGATGAAGTGCCCCAAGCGCGCATGAATTCTTCGGTGCTGGCCTGCAACACCTGGGCGCGCATCGTTGCAAAATCTTCATTGACGGGAATCTGCCCGCCGTAACCATCATCAATATATGTCGTGCGCTGCAAGGTGATGACTTTATCAAGCTTGCCCGATCTCATAGGTTCACCGTGTCTTCTGCCAGAAACTTGATGGTGACGACGCCATGGGCGTTATCGCCAGTCGTGCCGCGCATGTAGTTTGCATCCTGAAAAAACGCATCCAGTGCTATGCCCTCGACGACGGCCGACAGGTTTTTCACGGCCCTGCGGATCTCGCCGGCGATCATTTTACAAAGCGCCATGCCGGGTTCGGTCGTCCAGACGTGCAGCGTCATGTAAACTTCGCTTCCGACGACGCATTCGGCGTCGTCTTCCACGGTCT